AGCGCCTGTCAAGAGTGGCGACAACCCGCGCAGGGCCTCATTCCTTGCGAGAATGGGCAATATGCCAGGCCCCGAGTACAAGGACGGCGAGCCAACGCGCTTGCTGTTGAGTCTGAAGGCGTGGGGCGCGTCAAGTAAGGCTGATGCCAGAGCAAAGGCCAAAGCAATTTCTGCAAGGAACAAGAAATGATCAACGATATGCAATTGAGCACTGATGTGGCCGCAGTCAATCCAATGGACGATACCGAGTTGCAAGGCATCGTGGCCGGTGAGCTGGAGGATGCTGTCAGTTACATCGATGCCGACATCTCCCCCATCCGCGCCAAGGGTACTGAGTATTACCGTGGCGACCCCTTTGGCAATGAGGAAGATGGGCGCTCACAAGTCGTGGCCATGGAGGTGCGCGACACTGTTTCTGCCATGCTGCCAAGCCTGATGAAAGTGTTTTTCAGCAGTGAGAATGTTGTTGAATATGTGCCGCGTGGTCCTGAAGATGTGACAGGCGCACAGCAGGCGACTGACTATGCCAATTACATATTCAGCAACGACAACAACGGTTTCATGACCACCTATGCGTTGTTCAAAGACTCGCTGGTGCGTAAGTGCGGCATCGCCAAATACTGGTGGGATGAGGTTGAAGAGGTCAAGATTGAGGATTATTCTGGACTTGATGACCAGACCGTACAAGTCTTGATGCAAGACACCACCAAGGATGGGCGCATCCGCATCATGGCTGTGCCACCTGAAGAATTGATACTTGATCGCAGAGCGAGATCATTTGAGGATGCAGGCATCATCGCCCACCGTCAGATGGCCACCGTGGACGATTTGCTGGCCATGGGCTATGAGTTGGACGAGATCGAGGAGAACATCTCCAGCACCGACTTGGACAGCAATGATGAGTATTTGGCGCGTCAGCCACTCTCCACCACCATGGGTTCGGGCGACAGTTTGAATCCTGGCCAACGCCGTGTCTTGTATGTCGAGTCCTACATCCGCGTTGACTTTGACGGTGACGGCATCGCTGAACTCCGCAAAGTTTGCTGCATGGGTTCAGGCTACACCGTGGTGCGGAACTTACCCGCCAGCTACATCCCATTTGTGGACTTCCCTTGCGACCCCGAGCCACACACCTCGCCACTTGAGGCGATGTCGGTGTTCGATTTGACGCACGACATTCAAGAAATCAAGTCCGAAGTGTTGCGAAATACCTTGGACTCGCTGGCGCAGTCGATCCATCCGCGCACAGCAGTGGTGGAAGGTCAGGTCAATATTGACGATGTACTCAACAACGAGACAGGCGCAATTATTCGCATGAGAGCGCCAGGCATGGTGCAACCGTTCTCCAGCCCATTCGTTGGACAGGCCGCGTTTCCCTGATGACCACCCATCAGGACAAGCCTCGGATGATTCGTTTGCGAAATGAGTGGGTGCAGATTGATCCGCGTGTTTGGAACACATCCATGGATGTGACGGTCAACATTGGCTTGGGTAACGGTGACACCAATGACCGCATTCAGGCTTTGACCATGATCGCTGGCAAACAAGAGCAGATCATGCAGCAGTTTGGCTTGGGCAATCCTGTGGTGACACCAGCGATGTATATCCGCACAATTCAGAAGATCATTGAGTTGTCAGGCTTCAAAGACGCATCAAGTTACTTTCAGACATTGCCTGCTGACTATCAGATGCCGCAAGAAGACGCACCGAAACCGACTCCAGAGGCCATGCAGAACATTGACCGAGAGGCGATGAAGCAAGAGGCGGCGATTGTGCAGCAGGCTGTGCAGACGGCGGCCAGCGTCCCGCCACCACCTATTAACTTCAATGGAATGGCTCAATGAACGAAGAACAGGTAAGAAAAGGCCGAAAGTCCGAGCAATTTATGCAGGACGAGGTATTTGCAACGGCCTTGGAGAAGATGCGCGGAGATTTGCTGTGGGAGTTTGAGAACAGCAAGCCTGAAGAGGCTGCCAAGCGTGAAATCTGTTGGGCGCAGTTGCGTGCCATCGAGAACTTCAAAAACGAACTCACCAAAATGATTGACAACGGCAAGGTGGCACAGCGTGCCATCGAACGCGCACAGAAAAATCTTGTTTAATTAAGGAAATAGGCCAATGCAAACAGTAGCACCAACGCCAGCGGCGAGTGTTGTACAAGGTCCGATGAATATGGCTGAAGCAGCCAATGCACTTGCTGGGATGCTCCCCGATGAGGGACAAGAGGAGAGCAGCGAGGCGCAGTTGCCCGATGAGGGCGCGGCGGTAGATGAGGAGTTGCTAACCGATGCAGACGCGGATGGTGACGAAACTGATACCGAACAATCCGAAGAAGATGAGAATTCTGAAGAGGAAGAACAGCCACAAGTCTTCACCGTCAAGGTTGACGGTAAAGAAGTCGAGGTGACGCTGGAGGAACTCCAAAAGGGATATTCAAGGACTCAGGATTACACACGCAAAACGCAGCAAATTGCCGAAGTGCGAAAGCACGCTGAGGCAGAGTTGCAAGCGGTGCGTGCCGAGCGCGAGCAATACGCTCATTTGTTGGGTGCTCTAGAGGCACAGGTTCAGCAGGCAGCGCAGCCAAACATTGATTGGGATCGTCTTTATCAGGAAGACCCCATCGAATGGGTAAGGCAGCGCGAGTTGATGCGTGAAAACCAAGAGAAGAACGCGGCCATCCAATCGGAAAAGCAGCGACTCTCTGAGTTGTCACAGCAAGAGCAAATGCAACAGCAGCAGATGTTGTTGCAACAGGAACAAGAGGCTTTGATGGCCGCCATCCCTGAGTGGAAAGACTCAAAGAAGGCGGCTGCTGAGAAGGCAATGCTTGTTCAATTCGGCCAAAAGGCTGGGTTCTCACCTGATGAACTGAAGAATGTTGTGGATCACAGGGCGGTTGTGTTGCTGCGTAAGGCGGCACTGTATGACCAGATGATGTCCAAGCGTGGACAGATCAAGCCAGTGACGAACAATGGGCCAAGACCTGCCAAGCCTGGTGCAGCAGGGCGAGTCTCCAACAACACAGAAGCGATGCGAGCACAACAGCGTCTAGCAAAAACTGGCCGTGTCGATGACGCGGCTGATGCAATCTTCAAACTTCTGAAATAAGGAAACATCATGACTATCGTAGCAAACACATTCACGACCTACTCTGCAAAGGGTATCCGTGAAGACTTGAGCAATGTCATCACCAACATCGCTCCCGAAGAAACACCGTACCAATCCAACATTGGCCGCGAAACCATTACAAATACTTTGTTTGAGTGGCAGACCGACACATTGGCAGATGCAGCCGCAAATGCTCAGTTGGAAGGTGACGATGTCGGCACATTCGATGCAGTTGTCGCAACTGTCCGTTTGACCAACTACGCTCAGATCGCACGCAAAACCATCGTCTTGTCAAACACTGAAGAAGTGGTCAACAAAGCAGGACGGCGTTCTGAGTTGGCTTATCAGATCGCCAAGCGCGGTTCTGAATTGAAGCGTGACCAAGAATTCACATTCTTGAATGGCGCAGTTGCTGCCGCTGGTAACACCACCACAGCACGCGCTACTGCCTCTTTGGGTGCGTTTGTCAAGACCAATACCGACAAGCAAACCAACGGCGCTGACCCAAGCTACACCACATTGCCAAACAATGCGCGTAGTGACGGTAATGTGCGTACTTTCACTGAAACCATTCTCAAGAATGTGATTCAGAAAGTATGGACACAAGGCGGCACACCAAAAATCCTGATGGTTGGTCCCGTCAACAAGCAGCGCGTGTCCGGTTTCTCTGGCATTGCATCTTCACGCTTCAACATCAACGGTGGCGAAAAGCCTGCCGTGTTGATCGGTGCAGTTGACATCTATGTCAGCGACTTTGGCAATGTGGCCGTTATCGCTAACCGCTTCCAGCGCGAGCGTGATGGTTGGGTCATTGATCCTGAGTACGCAAAGATGACCGTCCTGCGTCCTTACCAACAATTAGAGTTGGCGAAGACCGGTGACGCTGAGAAGCGTATGTTGTTGATCGAATTCGGCCACAAAGTCTTGGCTGAAAACGCTCACGGCCTGTGCGCTGACTTGTCAACTTCTTAATCGACTGAGAGGAAAAAGGGGAGGAGAAATCCTCCCCTTACTTATATGGAAAAACGATTTTTTGATGCAAACCCCGAAAAAGGGATCACTCGCACTTGGCACTACAACGAGGACACTGATGAGGCAACGATTCAGACAACTCAGGATTTGACTGCCGTCATTGAGGCCAACAAGCGCGACTTTGCCGCCATCGACAACAAAGCAAACTGGAAGGGTGAATGGCATCATGTGGCCAGCATTCCTGAAACGGTTTACTTTCAGTTGAAGGCCGAGGGCAAGATTGATGATCCGGTTTACATGAAGAAATGGTTAAACGATCCCGATAACAGGTTCTTTAGAGTGAGGCCAGGTCAGCTATGAAATACATCGCAGTCTGCACGCCAGCGCGTGACATGGTCCACACCAACTACACCTATTGCATGGTCAACATGGTGGCGTATCACACGCTCAACACCACTGACGCTGTGAGCCTCAAGATACTGCAAGGCACGCTGATTCAAAACCAGCGTGCTGATTTGTGTCTGGACGCGATGCGTGAGGGTTGCAGCCATATCCTTTTCATTGACTCTGACATGACTTTCCCACAAGACATGATTCAGCGTTTGCTGGCGCATGATGTGGACATCGTGGCTACAAACTGCGCCAGACGCAGAATGCCCACAGGTCCAACGGCGCAGAATTACGATGAGAACGGTAAACGCCAACAGGTTTACACCATGCCTGAATCCACCGGATTGGAAGAAGTTGGCTCTGTTGGCACTGGCGTGATGCTAATCAAGCGCGAAGTGTTTGAGGGCATGACTGAGCCATGGTTTGATATGCCGTGGCAGACCGGCACTCGCGGTTACATGGGCGAAGATGTCTTCTTCTGCAAGAAGGCGCAGGAACTGGGTTTCAAGGTGTATATTGACCATGATGTCTCGAAAGAAATCGGACACATTGGCACATTTGAATTCCGA